CGATCTCCGAGACACCGCGCACAACCGATCAGCCGAAGCCGGTCAACGCCACGCAGGCTGCCGTTGCTCGCAGGCTCGCAGCGCAGACCGCAAAGGCCCTCACACTCACAGGCAAGGCGTAGGCCATGGGCAACGTTGCAAAGCACATCCTCGATCCCGGAGCACGCCTGTACGGCGCCTTCGACACCGACGACGCCGACATGGTCATGGACCTGTACGAGCGCGCCCTGTCGCACCTCTCAGACCGCGCACTTGAAGGCGCGTTCGTGATTGTTTCACGTGAATACATGCCATCGAAGCGCATGCCGTGGCCGGCGCCAAGCATCTTCGCCAAGGCGGCTGAGCGCGTCGCAGACAACGACAAGCCTGCCGGCGATGGGGACCGCTCGCTCTGGCAGAAGCCTCTTGCTGACGATCTCGCTCATGCACGCGCCTACATGCGCGCGTGCAATTCCTCGCTGATCGAAATGGCGCTGCGCGATGGTTGGGGGCGATCGCTTCAGGACGTGGCCCGCGATGTCATACGGCAGTCGCGCGAGCGGCAAGGGCAGCGTCCCACGATGGAGCAGTTGCGCAGCTTCCGCATGTCGCAAGCCGATGTCGACTACTACACCAAGCGCGGCCAGCCGTTCGTGTCTGCCGAGCACGACGACATCTTGAGCGCACGCCAGCAACTCGGGTTTTCACCGATCGCCCGCGGCAAGATGCACGCAGCGGGGGACGCCGCATGACCCGCCACGATGATCACTTCGAGTACGCGGGCCGCATCTGGCGGCGCACGTGGACCGGCGATCACTACCGCTGGAGCGCTGGCAATCTCGCGGTCGGATGGAACGATGTCGAGCCCTATGATGCCGGCACGAAGGCCGCAATGCTTGAGGCTGCGCGAGAGACGATGAGGGAGGCAGCATGACCGATCCCGACGCCTACCTCACCCGCGAACACACCAGCGTCCCGCCGCCCCAGCAATTCGCGACCCTCGACGAAGCCTATGAAATGCTCAAGCGCGGCGCGTTGCGATCCGAGGTCCTGCGAATAACCGGACTCACCGCAGCGCAGATCGACGAACTCAGGAAAAGGGCGAAGCGGACATGAAACTCCTAACCCAACTCATCGCAGTCCTTGCCCTCACGATCCTGGCTATGATCGCGGTCAATCGCTACGCGCTGGCGTTCGAGATTGAATACCCGGAGCGCTACGACCGCGAGCGCCTGCGTCCCCAGGTCAAGGCGTGGGTCCAGCGCCACAGCAAGCAACCGCCGCGCGTCATCACCAAGACCGTCATCATCCCCGAGCGGGCTAAGCCCGAGCCACGCTGCAAGCCCGCAGTGTCGGCCCTCGGAGACAACGCCAAGTCCATCGAAGCCGCCAAGCTGGAGGGCATGAAGGCCGTCAAGGCCGTCATCCAGCACCAGTACGGCAACCGCTATCTCGACGTGGACAGCACGCAAGAGCCGGTCGAATTCCAGTGCGCGCCGTCATCGATCCCGACGTTCGGTGGCAAGGTCGAGGATTTCGTCGGTCGTGTCCTGCCGATCCAGTCTTACGCCTGTAAGGTCACGGTCTGGCCGTGCGAGGCGTCTGTGCAGCGGGAGCACGTCGGCAAATGACCGGACACCGGATCAACCTCGGTAAGTCCGTCCGCGTAAAGGACGGCAAGATCGTCCGCACAACCCGCGCTGTCGCCGGCCAGCCTCGCAAGGTCGCTGAAGCCCGCGCGGCTAAAGAGGCCGCTAAATGGAAAGGCAAAAGCAAATGACCATCAACGCCGCATCCATCCTTGCGATCCTCAACACCATCAAGAGCTATCTGCTGATGGCGTTCTCATTTGGCGTCGCCGTGCTCGCTGTCGGATGGAACGCTCCTAAATTCGGCATCACATTCCTGCGCCTGCCGTCAGCGTCGCCCCAGGAACTCGTCTACGCCGCCGGCATGATCTGGCTGATGAAGTGAGGCACGATGGCCGGCAACGTTCTGCACTTCCCAGCCGCCACTATGACCGTTGAACAGGCGATCGACGAGGCGCGTCAGCAGAAGTTGTCACCGATCGTCATCATCGGAATGGACTCCGATGAACGCGTTACGGTTGTCGCGTCGAAGATGACGAACGAGCGTCTCAACTGGTTGCTCGACCGAGCCAAGAGAAAGCTGCACGAGGAATGAAAACCTATTGCTTCCGCGTTCCGGGCGGCACCGAGCTTAAAGCCCAAGCCATCCTGACAGGTCACGGCCTGATCGGCATGAACCCCGTCGCCTATGAATACCGCCGCACCGCGAAGGACGGTACCAAGATCGTCGAGGCGGACCCGCAGCTGAAGGGGTACTACGTCGGCCTCGTCCCGGATGAGGTCAACTGGCACGTGCTGCTCGATCTGCGCCACCCGACCACGAACAACCGCATCCTCGGCAAGCCGATCAGCCTGGACGGAGAACTTCGCCCCTTGGACCCGCTATCGGTCCTGCAAATCCGCAAGCTGCAAGGAATGGAACCCGAGGCGCCGCAGATCGACATGCAACGCGGTCTCAGAGTCGGTGATACAGTCATCATCCGGGGCGGATTGCACGACGGCCTGCGCACCAAGGTCAAGCGTATCCGGCGGGACAACTCAAAGGGTCAGCTTGTGACGGGCCTACTCCAGCTGTTCGGCTCATGGCGCGAGGTCACCATTAACGCGATCAACGCTGAAGTTGTGGGTGAAGCGGCTTGATCGTGGTCGCTAGGCACTAGGCAAATCGCCGCAAATCTGCCACAGGCCCTAACAAGGATGATCGCTTGCGCCGCAGACGACCGCGGTTGCCGCGTTCCCAGCCCCGCCCGGGTTGTTATGAGGCGGCCGGCACCCAATCCAGAAAAGCGCCCTGAGAACACCGCGAGACGGTAGGGAGTTCTGTGCTGAATCAGCGCAAGTGCGACGCCGACGCCGACAAGCTTGAGGCTTGGATCGTGGCTCTCTTCGCCAATGCTGGCCTACCCGTCGAGAGCATCCCCGACATCAGGACCGCCACGCTGAGCGACATCGCAAGCTCGGCAAGGATCGTCGCGGATCTCATGATCGGCAGGCCCGTTGGCCGTCTCAACTGATTACGACCCGGCCGAGTGGCGGCCTCAGCCGGGCCGTTTACGCTGACGCAACTCACTGAACACCCGAAACGTACCGCCAGACGGCGGCAGAACTGTGACCCTCACCCCCGGAGGATACCATGACTGACGCTGTGGAGACTGGTGGTATCGTTGGCCTGGTCAAGCGCATCGCCACTGGCGCTCGGAGTGCTGCCGGCAATGGTGCCGCATCGGCCAAGCAATCGACGCTGTTCGACCCGTTGCACTGGATCGTTCGTCTCGTTCTGCTCGCCGGATTCGTGCTCGTGCTCAAGAAGGCCAAGGGCACGCCTGACACCATGGACGCCATCGTGCTCCTGGCCCTCGGCTGCGCTTCTCTCATGGCGGAATACTACATGGGCGGCGAGATGATGCGCGCGTGGTTCGACCGCTCGCTGTCCAAGCTCGGCGCATCGCTGGCGGTCTACTTGGCCGTCCTGACCTATGCCGCTCTGCAGTGGACCGGCACCGCTGCCGAGATGGAGGCCAGCAAAACCGGCCTGCAGAAGGCCGCCTACCGCACCGCTCAGACCAGCAAGACAGACCGGGATGCCGCGTTCGAGGCATTGACGCAGGCTCGCGTGGCCGAACAGCGCCTTCGCGCTGAGCGCTGGAAGTCTCTGCCCAAGGTCGATGGCCAGGACGTTGGTTCCGCCGCCGAAGCCAAGGCGATCCTCGACGGCATGAAGGGTAACACCCGCTTCTGGGGCCTAACGGAAGGCTGCACCAAGTCGACCGGCCCGCAGACTCGCGCCTTCGTCCAGAAATGCAACGAAGCCCAGGCCGCCATGAAGGCCAGCGACAGCCGCGACGCCCTGGAGACCGTGCACCGCGAAGCCATGGAAGCGGTGAAGAAGGCTGAATCGGCCCTCGAAAAGGCAAAGACCGTCGAAGCAGCCGCACCGACCGCCGTCCACAGCGACGAACGCGCGGATCTGCGTTTCCTCGTGACCTACGCCGGTATGAGCGAGCAGGCCGCATCTGACTTCTCGGCCGCCTGGAAGATCGTGATCATCTCGATCCTGGCCTGCATCCTCGGCATGATGATCAAGGCCAAGCAGCTCAAGGACCTGCCTCGCAAGCCCTGGGGCTTCGCGGCGGCAATCAAACGTGGGCTGTACGGCAAAGCCGCCGGCAGCAGCGTCATCCAGAAGCTTGACGGCATGGTCGCGACCCGGAACCCGGAGACCCTCGAAGTCATTGGCCGGAAGGTGCTGACGGCATGATCTGGCTCCTGCTCGAAGCCCTCGAAAACCCCCACGAATGGGCCATGCATCGAGACCGGGACGGGACGATTCACATCGCCCCGGTCTCTGAACTCCTGTTCAAAGGCGTCAAGGTGATCCCGATCAAGGATAAACCCGCATGACCAAGAAGTTTGCTGCCGAACTCTTCGACATCGCCACGAACGAAGAGTTCACCCCGCGCCAGCGCAAGGAACTCCTGCTCATTGCCCTCACCGAAGCCGAGCGGACCGTCAACTCCAAGCGCCGAATTCGTCCTCCGTCCCGATAAGGCGACCATCAAGGCGGCCGGATGGTTCATGACGATAGTCCTGAACCTGTTCGGCTTCGACGCCATAACTCTCCCATCCCGGTCGATCTACATCCGCCCGCACCTCATCGACGACCAGCCCCTGATCCGTCATGAGCTTGCGCACATCGCGCAGATCGACCGGGATGGCCCCCTCAAGTTCTGGCCCAAGATCGTCTTCGACTTTTTCTGGCACGGATACCAAGCATCACCCTACGAGATAGAGGCTCGCACCTATGAGCATCGACACGGCGGTTAGCCTCATCACCCTGGCCATCTTCATGGCGGGGCTGCCTCTTATCGCTGCCGCTCTATGGTTTGGACTGAGACCGCCACGGCGATAGCAATGGTCGCCAGTTGTATGTTCCACGTGAAACAGTAGGCGACCCGAAAGGACACTCGCGGAAAATGACCGACGACGAGGATCTCAACCTCACGCCCAAGCAGGAAATGTTCGCGCAAGCCTACATCGAAACCAGCAACGCTTCTGAGGCATACAGGCGAGCTTATAACGCCGAGAATACCAAGCCTGAAGTCGTTTGGGTCAAAGCCTGCGAGTTGCTGAAGCATGGTAAGGTGGCGGTAAGGGTGCTGCAACTGCGAGAAGAACATGCTGCGCGGCACGCTATCACGGTCGATAGCCTGACGCAGATGCTCAAAGAAGACCGCGAACTAGCGCGCAAAGAGAACGAACCGACCGCCGCGATCAAGGCCGTCGAGGTTCTCGCAAAGCTTCACGGCCATATGGTGGAAAAGAAAGTTGTCACCAGCGACAATCGACATCATCACACAGCGGAGCCAGTATCGCCGTTTGCTGACTTCGTTGCAGCCGCTATCGGCAAGCGAACAGAAGGCGAGACTGAGGGACCTCTACAGAACTGACCTCTACGCCTTGTTGCGCTACGGCTTGCGCCGGCCTGACGTGGACAATCAGTGGATCTTCGAACGATGCCGTGAGGTGCAGCGCGAGATCGACGGGGTGTTGGACCTTTGGGCTCGTGAGCATTACAAATCGACCATCATCACGTTCGCCGGTACAATCTTCCGCATCATTCGTTCTCACGGTGATAATGCTCCGGTTCAACGCGAAGTGACAGTCGGCATTTTCAGCCATACGAAGCCGATCGCAAAGGGCTTCCTTCGCCAGATCAAGTACGAACTCGAAACCAATGATCATCTACAGACCGTCTTCGATGACATCTTCTACGCCAACCCGCGCAAAGAAGCGTCGAAGTGGACAGAAGACGAAGGCATCACGGTAAAGCGCAAGGGCAATCCCAAGGAGGCGACGGTTGAGGCTCACGGCTTGGTTGACGGCCAGCCCACATCGAAACACTTCGTGCATCGCATGTACGACGACGTGGTGACGCTGGAATCCGTGACGACGCCGGAGATGATCCAGAAGACAACGTCAGCCTTCGAGATGAGCGATAACCTCGGCACCGAAGGCGGAACTTACGCTTTGGCCGGCACGCGGTACCACTTCGCGGACACCTATGGGGATCTGATCAAGCGCAGCATCAAGGTTCGCCAGCACCCTTGCACCAAGGACGGCACCGATAACTTTGCCGCTGAAAACTGCGTTCTGATGAAGCCAGAAACCCTACGCGACAAGCGCCGCACACAGGGGCCTTACACGTTTGGAACGCAGATGCTCTTGAACCCCAAAGGGGATGGAAGCCAGACCTTCAAGAAGGAATGGTTGCAGTTCGTCCAACACGATCCGGTTCGCGACGGGCTCAACACCTACATTATCTGCGACCCGGCAAACGAGAAGCGCAAGACGAACGACTACACGACGTTTTGGGTCATCGGCCTTGGTCCAGATCAGAACTACATCGGCCTCGACGTTATCCGCGATCGCATGAACTTGACCGAACGCGCGGCGACATTGCTTGACCTGCATAAGAAGTGGAAGCCGCTGGCAGTCGGTTACGAGCGCTACGGCATGCAGGCCGATATCCAGCACATCAAGACTGAGCAGGAGCGCAAGAACTACCGCTTCGCCATCACCGAGCTTGGCGGCCAGATGCCCAAGCTGGACCGCATTCGCCGGCTCATCCCGTTGTTCGAGAATGGTCGCATCTATCTGCGCCGCACCAAGCACTACACCGACCACGAAGGCGTCACACGCAACCTGATCGATACGTTCATTGAAGAGGAATACAAGGCGTTCCCGGTCATGTCGCACGATGACATGCTGGATTGCCTAGCGCGCCTTGAAGACGAAGACTTCAAAATGCTGCTGCGGTTTCCGGCCGAGGAAGATCAAGACCGTTACGCGCCTGTTGCGCAGCAAATTTACGATCCATTTGACAACACTGATCGCCATCGGCGCGGCCCGCCACGTGGCATTGGCAACGAGTACACGCCATTCTGACAGACATCGACTATCTCGCCATAGAAATTTGAGATGCCAGCAAAAATCGATCTAACAGGACACACTTATGGACGGCTGCACGTGATTTGCGCGGCTGGAAAACAGAGCGGCGCTACAATGTATGAGTGCGTTTGCGTTTGCGGCTCACATACTGTGGTGAACTCACGAAATCTTCGGTCTGGAGGCACCACGTCGTGTGGTTGCTATCGTAACGAGGTTGCCGCTGATGCTGGGCGTAAGCAACTATCCACTCATGGAAAATCAAAGACACGCACGTGGCAAGCATGGAGATCAATGCACAACAGATGTGCAAGCAAAAATCGGTACAAGGCAAATGGCATCACAGTTGCTGATGTTTGGGGCGGAGCAAAAGGGTTTGAGACTTTCCTCCGAGACATGGGCGAGTGCCCGGCAACTCTTACTCTCGACCGAGTGGACAACACCAAAGGGTATTTCCCTGGAAATTGCCGTTGGGCAACCCATTCGCAACAATCAAGAAACACAAGCCGGACTGTCATGCTTGAATTTCGTGGCGTGACAAAGCCTATGATTGATTGGGCCGAAGAATTACACATACCGCATAGGGCTTTAGCTCAACGGGTTAGGCACGGTTGGTCTCTAGAGAGAGCTATGACAACGCCACACAGGGTCCGCTCTTGTTGAGCGATCTGGATTATCATGCTGTGGAATTTTTGTGTCTCAATCTGCGCCCCCAGGACCGTGACGAAATCCTCGGCTTGATGGACCACGATAACCCGCTGATGCTCGCAGCGCAGATGACGCATCAGGTCCGCAACAGCGGGCGCGGACGCATAGCCTGGCACAAAGGAAAGCCCGCAGCGCTCATGGCATTCGTTGAGCTTCGCCCGGGTGTTTGGGAAGTCTGGATGTGCGGCACGGAAGACTTCAAGTCCGTGGCGTTCGATCTGGCCCGCTGGTGCCGCAAGGAAGCCAACGACATCTTGACCGTCTGCAAGGGCCATCGCCTGCAAGCCACGTCGAGAGCCGACTACGAGGAAGCTCACAAGCTCATCCGAGCGCTTGGCGGTAAAGCCGAAGGCGCACCGCTGCGCAAATTCGGCAAGGGCGGCGAAGACTATCAGATGTTCGTCTGGATCAACGGCGAGAACGACGCGATCCTGCGACCGCATTACGTACCAACCAAGGAGACTGCCTGATGTGTGGTGGATCGAAATCAACCGCGGCCCCGCCGCCGTCACCGCCGACTACGTTCGGCTATGCGGACGCTGATCGCAGCAACACGGCGAAACGCACGGCGCAGGTCAACGCGGCAACGCAGGGCCAGACCAGCATGACGACCATGGCGCCGACCGACACGATGGTTGCGGCCGGTCCCAAATCAACTCTCGGAGGCAGCTAATGTGCGGCGGACAATCCCCCCCAACACCGAAGGCCCCTCCCGCTCCGATCCCCCAGGCGGAAGCGACCAAGGATGGCCTGTTCTCCCGGCAGCAGGCCGCGGCTGCGGCAAAGAACGGCGGCTATGAGAGCACCATGCTGTCGAGCACGACCGGCGGCGCAGGCGGCGCCACCGCCTCACCAACGCTCGGCACCTGATGGCACTCGACGGCGCCGTCCCAGACAAGACTGAATACCTGCTGACGCTCAAGCAGCGCTACGACGCCCTGAAGGGGGCGACGGAACGCACGAACTGCGAGAGCCATTGGCAGGATGTCGGGGAGGTCATGTCCCCCCGCAAGATCGACTTCGTCGGGATGCGCACGCTCGGCGAACGGCAGATGAACCGTGTCTACGACTCGACCGGCATCCATGCCAATGAGCTTTTGGCTGCCGGCCTGCACGGCATGGCGACTAACCCGGCCAGCAAATGGTTCTCGCTGCGCATGGTGACGCAACGGGTCGTCAACGAAAAGGGCGCCGAGACTGACCTCAACCAAGACGAAGCGGTCCAGAAATACCTATCCGACGTTGAAGAGGTGATGTGGCAGCGCATCTACCAGCCCGGCACGAACTTCACCACCGCGCTGCATGAGACCTATCTCGACCTTGGCGCGTTCGGCACCGCGATCATGTTCGTCGGGCAACGAGACAACGGCGGCCTGCTGTTCGAAAGCCGCTCGCTGGCCGAGTGCGTCATTGCCGAGAACGCAGACGGCAAGGTCGATACGGTATTCCGCAAGACCCGCTACACCGTCCGCCAGATGATGCAGATGCAGCGCTCGGCGGGATGGAAAGTCTCCGACGAGGTCCGCAAGCTCTACGAGGACAAGAAGTACGACGATCCAATTGACGTGATCCACGCCGTGTTCCCGCGCGAAGAGCGAGAGGTCGGCAAGAAAGACGCCAAGAACATGCCGTTCGCGTCCTGCTACTTCGAGCACAAGGCGTGCCACGAACTGCAGATGTCCGGCTACGCCGAGTTCCCCTATCTGGTGCCGCGTTGGTCCAAGTACGCAGGAGAAATCTACGGCCGATCGCCGGGCATGACAGCGCTTCCAGACGTGAAGATGCTGCAGGCGATGAACCTGACCTACATCAAGACCGTCCAGAAGAACGTCGATCCGCCGATTGCCTTGCGTGATGACGCTGTGGTCGGCGCCGCGCGCACGATCCCAGGTGGCGTTACGTATTTCCGTGGCAACCCGAGCGACGCCATGATGACCTTCCCGACCTCGGTCCAGGGGCTCGGCTACGCTGCCGAGTTCATGGAGTCCGTCCGCAATCGCATCCGCACGACGTTCTTCGTCGACGTGTTGCAGATGGTCACGGATAACGAGATGACCGCGACCGAGGTTATGCAGCGCACCTCAGAGCGCATGCGCCTGCTTGGCCCGCTGATCGGGCGCCTCGAAAGCGAACTGCTCGGCCCGCTTGTCGATCGTGTGTTCGGTGTGCTGACCCGTGCCAAGCTGATGCCGGCCGCTCCGAAGATCATCCAGGACCAGGACTTCACCGTCGAATATGTGAGCCCGATTGCGACGGCCCAGAAGCAGCAGGCCATTGGCGGCATCATGCAGGTGATGCAGCTCATGAGCCCGTTCGGGCCAGAGGTTTCGGCGCAGATCGCCAGCAAGAACCTGGACGTGGACAAGATGTTCCGTTGGGGCTGGGATCTGTTCAACAACGACCCGGACCTGCTCAAGTCGGATGAGGCGATCGAAGACGACAACGCCAAAGCCAAGATGATGCAGCAGATGCAGATGGCGCAGCCTGTGACCGATATGGCGGCAACGGGCGCTGGCGCATTGCGTGACGTGGCGCAGGCCGCGCAAACTGGCGGCATTGATGTGCAACAGCTGGTCGGCGCCATGGCGCGCAACGTCCAGGGTTCGCCGCAAGCGCAAGCGGAGATCGCCAACGCGGCGGATCAGGCCGGACTCGGCCAGCTTGGGGATGCAGCATGACGACGCGGCGAACCAAGGCGGACAAGATCGCAGCTTCGGCCTGGAAAGACTTCTACAGCACGTCTGAGGGCAAGGTGGCGATTGCCGTCCTGTTCCGCGACTACGGTTTTATGGACACGCCATTGGCGACAGATCACGGCACGATGGCGCGATCCATCGGCCAACGCGATGTGCTGGTGCGTATCAGCCAGTTGATCAACCTCAAGCCAGAGCAGGCCCCCGAGATCGACCGGGATACGTCTGATATTCTGGACCGCATCATGAGGACTGCATGAGCACCGCGACAGCGACAGCTGAAGCCCCGGCCGCGCAAGCGACACCCGGCGGCGGATCATTGTTGACTTCTGGACTCCCCGAGAAGCCGCAAGAGCAGCAACCGGCCAACTCCAACCAGCCGGCGAACGGTGTCGAGGCGGCCAAGCAGGCGGCACAGCGCCCGGAATGGGCGCCTGAGAAGTATTGGGACGCCAGCGGCAATCAGATCAAGGTCGAGGACCTGGCCAAGGGCTACACCAACCTCGAAAAGCTGCTCGGTCACGAGAAGATCCCGCGCCCCGCGAACGACGAAGATCAAGAGGGCTGGGACCGGTGGTACGCCGCGAGCGGTCGGCCCGAAGCGCCCGACAAATACGAGTTCCAGAAGCCCGAGAAGCTCCCGGAAACACTGTCCTACGACGAAGACCTCGAAAAGAACTTCCGCTCGGCAGCGCACGCCAACGGCCTCAACAAGAGGCAGGCAACGGCGCTCTACGACCAGTTCGTCAAGCACCAGATCGAGCGCACTGCGGCCTGGGAGACCGGCCAGAAGCAGGCCCGTGCCCAGGTCGAGACCTCGCTGCGCCGCGAGCATGGCGCGCAGTACGAGGCGTTCCTGACCTCGGCCAAGACGGCAGTGTCGGAATACGCCGACCCGGAGTTCCGCCAGTATCTTGACGAGACCGGCCTCGGCAACGATCCGCGCATGATCCGCATGTTCGGCCGCATCGGCAAGGAGCTGGCCGGTGAAAGCCGCTTGCACGGCAAGCCGCAGCCGACCGCCTCACCTGTCGACATGCAGCGCGCGATCAGCGAGTTCCGCGACAAGTACAAGGAGCCGCTGTGGAACCGGGATCACCCGGATCACGCCCTGCGCACCAAGGAAATGGCGTCCATGTACGAAGCCGCGTTCCCCGAGCAGCGGGGCGGCTGACCGTGGACAGCAAAGAAATTCGCCTGGAATGCCTCAAACTCGCTCAGCCTCGGGACATCGCGAATCCCGATATTGAGCAGATCCTTGAGCGCGCCAAGCGCTACGAAGCGTTTGTCAGTGGTGATGGACACGCCGACAAGGCCCCATCGCAACAGCCACAGCAGGCGCCTCAGAAGCCCGGACACTCTGGCCAAGGCCAGTCCCGGCACCAACGGTAAAGCCTTCTGCGTCTCGCCAGACGAACGGCCCGCGTGAGCGGACACCCGGGATCGGATCGGCATTCTTCACCCAAAATCCGAAACCAGCCATAGGAGGATGGACCAATGTCCATTCAGATCACTACGGCGTTCGTCGAACAGTACAAGGCGAACGTCTACCACCTGACCCAGCAGAAGGGTTCGAAGCTCCGCCGTGCCGTCCGCGTTGAAACCGTCACCGGCAAGTCGGGCTATTACGAGCAGATCGGCGCCACGTCGGCTCGCAAGCGCACCAGCCGGCACAGCGACACGCCGCGCATGGATACCCCGCACTCCCGGCGCAAGGTGTCGACCAATCCCTACGATTGGGCCGACCTGATCGACAACGAAGATCAGATCCGCATGCTCATCGACCCGACCTCGCAGTATGCGGAGGCGGCTGCGATGGCGATGGGGCGCGCCATGGATGACGAGATTGTCGCCGCGGCTGACGGTACCGCCTATACTGGCGTCGATGGCACGACATCGACGGCGTACTCTGCGGCCATGACGGTCGCGGTGACGGTACGCGGTCCTGGCGTCGCGTCGGCGAACCTCGGCCTGAACGTCGCGAAGATCCTTGAGGCCGGCGAAAAACTCGGCACAAACGACGTGGACTCGGACGAAGAAAAGTTCCTCGTCATCAACGCGCGGCAAATCAAGTCACTGCTCAACGACACGCGCATCAGTTCGCACGACTACAACGTGGTCAAGCCTCTGGTCGAGGGTCAGGTGTCTCGCTTCGGTGGGTTCACGATCATCCCGTGCAACCGCATCGGGGTCGACGGCAACTCCTACGACAAGTGCCTGTATTGGGCCAAGGGCGGCATCCTGCTCGGCGTCGGCAAGGACATCACCACCAAAATCGGTGAGCGCGCCGACAAGAACTACGCAACGCAGGTGTTCGGCTGCATGGATATCGGTGCAACGCGGATGGAAGAAGTCCGCGTTGGGTACATCGAATGCCATGCCACGAACGGCCCGCAGTAAGCCAGAGATAGGAGACTGACACATGGCTAGCCAATACGGCGCCCGGATCATGAACGGGCTGATCAACTCAAGCACGCGAGCAATGGCTGATGCCGGCGAAGGCGGAGGCCGCGTCAAGGTGTGGGTTGAAACCCTCGAACTGACGGCGGCGTCTGCAAACGACACCATCTACCTTGCGGTGGTGCCGTCGAATGCTCGCATCCTCGGCACGTCCCGCATCCACTGGGACGATCTGGCCTCGTCCGGCTCGCCGACGCTCGACCTCGGCTTCACGCCGATCCGGTCGGGTGACTTCACCGCTGACGACGACGGCCTGACCGATGGCCTCGATGTTGCTGCTGCGGCTGGCTCTGCCGCCGTGGTCAAGAACATCGCGGACTACGGCAAGCGCGCGTTCGAGTACGTCAACGGCCAGACGGCTGACCCCAAGTGCGACATGTACCTGATCGGCACGATCAAGGATGCAGCAACCAACACGACGGGCACCGTCACGCTGGAATTGCACTACGCCGTTGACTGACGACAACGGGACGGGGCTTCGGCCCCGTCTCTCATTTGGGGGCATGCATGACGGCAACCGTCACCTCGGAAGTCCAACTCTGCAACATGAGCCTGACCCGTCTTGGCCATCCAACCATCACGTCGTTGGATCAGGACACCAAGGGCGCGGCTCTGTGCAAGCTCCACTATCCGATCTTGCGCGACGCCGTATTGCGCGCGCATCCCTGGAATTTCGCGATCAAACGGGCGGAACTGGCCTCGCTGGCGTCACCTGGAATCGCGTTCGAATACACTGCCAAGTTTGCTCTGCCTGATGACTGCTTGAAGATCCTTCGAACGTCGGAAGACGCTGACGGCATGCCGGCCGGCGTTGTCTACGGTTATCCCGGCCTTGTCGGCGGTGGCGCTGGTTACTCCTATCGCGTCGAGGGCAAGTACATCCTGACCAACGGCACGACCTGCAAGATCGAGTATGTGGCTCGCATTACCGACGTGGCGCAGTTCGATGCGTTGTTTGTCGACGCCTTGTCGGCACGCCTGACGGCCGAGATCGCAATGGCCATGACCGATAACGCAAAGATGTCGGAGTATGCCATGCAGTCCTACGAGGCGAAGATCCGCGAAGCGCGACAGATCGATGCTCAGGAAGGCACGCCCCGCGACATTGTCGATGCAACCGGCTGGATCATGGCGAGGTTCTGAGCGGTGAAGGTCCAGCATCTCGTTTCCAACTTCACGGGCGGCGAGCTCTCCCCGCGTCTCGCCGGGCGCACCGACGTGCGCAAGTATGCGGCGGGGTGCCGTGTGCTGCAAAACGCCATCGTCACGCCTCACGGCGGCGCCCGCAAACGGCCGGGCTCGCGCTTCGTGCTGGCGCAGAAGAACGCAACGGATCACGTTCGCCTCGTCGAGTACATCTACTCGACCGAAGACAGTTACATCCTGATGTTCGGACCAGGCTACATCTGGTTCTTCCGCAACCGAGGCGTGGTCACGAACACGGCCAAGAACATCACCGGCATCACGGCGGCAAACCCGGCCGTCGTCACGTCGGCGGCGCATGGGTTTTCCAACGGCGACCGCGTTCTGATCGCGTCCGTCAGCGGTATGGCTGAGGTCAACAATTGCCATTTCGTGGTGGCTGGCGCCGCGACCAACACCTTTCAGCTACCCGGATTGAACTCATCGGCCTTCACCGCTTATGCGTCGGGCGGCACGGCATCCAAGATCGTCGAGCTGACGACGACTTACACGGCTGACCAGTTGGATGCCCTGCAATTGGTCTCGATCCGGGACGTGATCTACATCACGCACAAGGATCATCCGCTGCGCAAGATCAGCCGGTTTTCCAACACGTCGTGGGTGCTTTCGACGCCCGACATCACGACGGGTCCATTCCGCACAATCAACGGCGACAGCACCAACCGCATTCGCGCCTATACGACTCACCGCGTGGCGATCACCGGCATCAACACCGGAATGACCGTAACGATCACGGCGCCGGGGCACGACTTTACCGTTGGTACTTACGTCCTTGTGACGGGCGTCACAGCGGAAAACTCTGGAGTCCTCGATACTGGAAATCCTGGCGGCAACAACTATGGCGAGGGCGGCGCGCCATGACGTACCCCCTCAACGGCAACACCTATGAGGTCGTCGCCGTCACCACGAACACGGTTACGCTGGCTGCGACCGCGAATACGACCGGATGGACCTACACCAGCGGCGGGTATCTCGATTGGGGCACGACGGCCTATGGAACGCATTTGGTCGGAACGGACCTCATGCTTGTGTCGACATCCGCCACGTTCGACGCTGGCATGGTCGGTGCACTGTTTCGGCTCAGCGAGGACGGCAGTGCTGTCGGCATCCAGAACGCGCCTGTTGGCGACAACACGGCGGCGCTGGCCAATGGGCAGACCTACACCAACGAAGGCAACGTCTACGGCGTGTGGAACGTCACCGGCTTGACGACGTGGGATAGCGTCACCCGCGTGCCAGCGCACAAAAGCGGGACGGTTCGGGTCTTTGCGCGCGCATCGCAGACGACATTTTTCGATTCGGACTTTCTGCACCCCGGCTATTGCATCGTCAAAATCACGGGGTTCACGTCATCAACGCAGGTCAGTTGTGAGCTGGTCAGGTATCAGATCCCAGCATCGATCATGCGCTACGGCACGGTGTTCTGGGAGGAAGGCGCATGGTCCGACTATCGCGGCTATCCGACAGCAATGGCGATGTTCGAGCAACGGCTATGGTTCGGTGGCACCGATAGTGATCCCATCGTGATCTGGTCGTCAAAATCTGGCGGCGCGTTCGAGAACTTCGAGGATGGCGTAGGGGACAGCGACGCGATCATCTACCGGCTGGCCGAAGGGTCGGGAGATCGCATCCGGTGGCTCATGGGCGGGCGCGTTCTGACGGCCGGGACATCGCAAGGCGAGTACGCCATCGCAGCATCGAGCCAACAGGAAGCGTTGACCCCGAGCAACGTGCGCGCGGTCATCCAGGCGACCTACGGTACGTCGGATGCGCGGCCGATCCGGGTCAACCAGTCCGTCATGTATCCGCAACGGCGTGGCGTGGCGACCAATGCCGCCAAGAAGCTGCGCGAGTTCACGTACTCGCTCGCGAACGACGCCTACGACAGCAACAATCTGACGGTGTTTTCAGAGCACATCACCGGCCCGGGCTTCGACCAGATCGCGTTCGCGGCCGAGCCGGACAACGTCATCTGGATCAGGCGCACGGACGGCGTTGCGGCGGGGTGCACGTTCGAAAAAACGCAGGAGGTGTTGGCATGGCATCGCCACGTCATCGGCGGCACGGGGGCTTTGATCAAGTCCATGGCGGTGCAGCCCGGTGCGGACAGCGATGAGCTGTGGCTCAGCGTCGAGCGCGCCGTCAACGGTTCAACGGTGCGCTATATCGAGGTCATCGTGGATGGCTTGGCTGACGATACCGCCAAGGCGGATGCCGTCTATCTCGACAGTGCTGTGGTCTACAGCGGCGCGGAGACGACGACCGTGTCAGGTCTCAACCATCTGATCGGCGAGACCGTTACGATCCTTGGCAATGGCGCAAAGCTTGGAACAGCCGTGGTGTCGTCTGCAGGTAAGGTGACGTTGCCGATCGCCTGCACCAAAGCGGTGATTGGTTTCCCGGTCGCGACGGTGATCGAGCCCATGGACATCGAGGCGGGCGCGCGAGCAGGCGCAGCACAGAGCCGCCAGAAGAACGTGAGCGAGGTGTTCGTTCGGCTATCGAACAGCCTCGGCGGCACGTTTGGATCCACGGCGTCGGATCAACGCCCGATCCTCTATCGCAAGCCGTCGATGGCGATGGATGCGAGCCCGCCACTCTACACGGGGCTTGTGCGTCTTGAGATGCAGAGCGGGTGGCAGCACGAGGGCATCGTGCGTATAGAACACAACGATCCGTTTCCGTTTTTCGTCGCGGGCCTCGTTGCCGAAGTCAACACGACAGGCTGATAAGCGATGTGCGGACCAGCAATCGGGCTGCTCAGTGCTGGCGTCTCCGCCATGGGCTCGATGATGGCGGCAAACGGTCAGGCCGCTCAAGCGGAGTACAACGCCCAAGTCGAGCGCATCAATGCGCGCTCCAAGCGGTGGGAAGGCTACACCGAACAGGAAAAACTCGGCGCCAAGTACGACAAGGTTCAAGGTCAAGCGATCACGGCGGCATCCAAGGGTGGCGTCGATGCGGGTTATGGATCAGCGGCGCTGATCATCTTCGGCGAAAACGAAGCCAACCGCTCGCAAGACAAGTCCACGAGCTACGTCAACGCCGAAGGCCAGGCCATCGCGCACGAGAACAAGGCGCGCGACTACGAAGCCCAGGCAGCAAATCAGCGCTCGGCCGGCATGATCGGTGCTGCGTCATCGTTCCTCGGCGGGCTCGGCAACGTTGCCAAGTCCGGCAACATGTTTGCGATAGGCTGATGCCCAAGATCCCCGTAACTGATAACGTCGTCGACTTCCGTGGCGCGATGCAGCCGACCTCATCGGGCGGCGGCTATTCGGCTGTCGGAGATGCCGTCAAAGGTCTTGGCAATGCGCTCGGCAACGTTGCCTCTGCGTTCGATGCCAAGACCAAGGAAGAGGACGACTTCCAAGACAAGCTGGCCGAACTCAACTGGCTCAACCAGCAGACAGAGCAGTCGATCAAGCAGCGCAACGAATGGTCTGGCGACAACCCGGATGGCACGGCACTGTCTTGGCACGGCAAGCGCACGGAGAGCTTCAACAACGACCTGATGCCGAAGATGCGCACCGACGAAGGTCGCAAGCGAGCACAGCTACGTTTCGCCTCGACGGGCCATAACTTCTACGAGAGTGATCTGAACTGGGAGTACGGCAAACGCGGCGACAAGCTCTTCAACGATACGCACGGCACGATTCTCAACACGTTCCGCGGTATCGACCTTGCCGATCCGGCCAACCTCGAACAGCAGGTCGCTGGTACGCTCGCCGGCATCGACGCCATCATCGCCAGGACGCCATTGCCCGAAGGTCGTCGCCAACAGCTTGCCAAGGATGCCTCGGACTTCGCCATCACAAAGATGCGCGAGACCTACGAGAAGGCCGGCAAGATCGACGAGTTCTATCCGGCGATGGAGCGCATAATCCGCTCGCGCGGGATCGATCCGGCCAATCCGCCACGAGAGGCGCCTACTACGCTTGGTGCGGGCGCATCGATCGCGCCAGCGTCTGGCGGGCACTCGGTTGTGCAGTCTCAGAGTGGTGCCAAGTTCCGTGTTTCGACGGACTATGCGCAGCGGTTTGCTGGCCTGATCAGCGATCTTGAGGCCGCAGGCGTCAAGATTGACGCAAGCCAGTCCGGTGGCTTTGCCGATCGCAACATCGCTGGCACGAACACCAAGAGCCGCCACGCCTTCGGCGAAGCCATTGACCTCAACTGGAATGAGAATGCGCGCGGCAAGGAAGGCAAGATCCGGGATGTCATGCCGGCCGAGAAGATCCGGGAAATCGCTGCCAAGCACGGGCTGAAGTGGGGCGGCGACTGGCGGAACCCGGACGACATGCATTTCGAGGTCGATCGATCCGTCAACTACAGGGCGCCACCTGTCGCGCAGCGCGGGATCACAGCGTTTGCCGGGCTTGCGCCGCGCGGTGACGATGGCATCGCACCAAAGCTGACAGCCTACGCGCCGCAGGCCGGCGGGGCTCTGGCCAAGATGGAAGGCGGTTATGCGTCGTCGCGGCCCGGACCTGACGGCAAGGCCATCGTCCGCACGCTCGAAGACATGCAGCAAGGCAAGTCCGACTACATCACCATTGCCGGCGATCCGAGCCAGTATGGCAAGTCCTATACCATTCCCGAGATTACGTGGATCGACAGCAAGGGTCAGCAGCACACGTCCAAGAATGTGCGCGCCGTGGTGCATGACACCGGATCGGCTTTCAAGGGCGCCGGCGATGGCAAGTTCGACATCCCCGTAGCTCGCGACCTGACCAACGCGCAGATGAACGCGCAGCCGTTCTTGCGCGGCGGAGTCAAGTTCATGCTTGGCGGGAGCGGTGTCAAAGACGCCAAGGCCGCTAACCGCTCTGGTCTGATCACGTCTCTCGACGATGCCCCGACCCCCGATGAGATCGCCAAGTCCGGTGCCGGCATCGTGGATTTCGACTTGTCCGTGCCGGGTGCCAAGGAGGCCGTTGCGGCGGCGAAGAAAGCTGGCGCCAAGGTCTCCGCCTATCACGAGGGTGCTGGTGGAGGTGCTTCATGGGGCGAAGCCAACCGCGATCTGACCAAGCCGGCAGAACTGAAAAAGCTTGCCGCCGACGCAAAGAAGCTTGCGGCTCAAGGCGCGGACTATCTCCACGTCGACAACCTGCATGACCTGAAGCCGGATCAGCTTGCCGCCGTCGCCAAGGCGGTGAAGGAGTCCGGCCCAACGATGATCGCCAAGAACAACCCAGCCGCATGGGTTGAGATCGTCAAGAAGAACCCGGATCTCAAGCCGCCCTATGCCGTGATCGAACACGGCATGAAGGATAAGGCGCAAGTCGCAGCAGCCAAGCAGCTTGCTGACATGGGTGTCCCGGTTCACTTCATCGAGTTCGGTGATCCCGGCACCGACAAGTCAACCAGACAGAAGCGCAAGGATCCGACCTCGACGCACGAGGAAGCCGACGCATTCGTCAAGGCGAACCCGTGGGCGCAAGTCACTCACATGAAGACGCAAGACGCCTATAACGGGCGTGAGGCGGCTGGCGGCAAGGTGTTTCGGGCTGAGGGTCAGGTCCCGACTGCGGACGCGGGTCGTCCGATCCGTGTCGCAGATGCCGGCCCGTTCCGCTTGCCGTCCAACATCGGCGGCGGGCATGCCGAACGGCAGTTCCTCGAAAGTGCGATCCGGCATCTGCCGCAGTACGCCAAGGAGCATGAGGCCGCTCAAGCCCGATGGGCGAAGGGCATCGAGGGTCGCGTCAAGACCATCATGGACAACGCCGAGAAAGGCGTCATCCGGGATCAGGATGTGAGTGAGCTTGAGGCTCTGGTGGCGAGCAAGCCCGACGTGGCGAAGCGCATGGGTGTGGATCAGGCGCCGGTTGCGGTCAAAGCCTACACCGACGATATGCGCGAGATGCGTTTGATGTCTCCGACGCAGTTGCAGGCGGCCATCCAAGGCGTCGATCAGGCGATCAAGTCGGCGCCGGTCTCGCCGGAGACGGTCGCCAGTGCCCTGAAGCGCAAAGATCGGATGACGACGCTCTTGCGCACCATGCAGACCGAGCTGAACGAAGATCCGAACACATGGGCCGATAAGGTCGGCATCATGCCGTTGCGTCAGTTGGACTTTTCCAGCGATGAAAAGCTGACGGAGTCGATGGCCGAGCGCGTTGCCAACGCCAAGACGGTCGCGGCGTATTTCGCGCAGACCGGGCATGCGATGCCGGTGAAGTTCTTCACCAAGGCGGAGCGGGATCAGTTTTCCGATCAGCTGAAGGTCGGAGGCGACAAGATGCTCGGGCTGCTCGGCACCCTGCATCGCAACTTCGGACCTGAGGCGTTGCAGGCGGTTGCAGAGATAAGCAAGCAGGCGCCGGAGGCGGCGACGGTTGGCTGGATGATGACGGCTGGCCACTCGTCCAAGCTGATCGATGACGCGGCCAAGGGCATCGAGCGACAGCAGAAGCGCGCACTTGGCGAGAAGATGGTGGTGCCGCCCAAGGTGGCGGACACGCGGGTCGAGTTCGTGAAGGCGTTCGGCACGACGTTCGCGCGAACACCCATGAGCGAGGCAGCCGTGACCGAAACGGTCAATGCCATCTACGAAGTCAGGGCGCAGCGGCACGGCTGGGACAAGCCCAAGCCGGAAGAGTGGGCCAAGATCGCCAAGGAGGTTGTCGGCGAGAACGCGGACAACAAGGGCACGTATGGCGGGGTGCAGAAGGTCAACGGCAACCGGGTCGTGCTGCCGGTGAACGTGAAGAACGATGATCCATGGCTGAGTGCCGGCACGTTCTCGCAACTGCTCGGGGCGCTACGCCAAGAGGATCTTATCGACGCGATGGGTTCTGGCCCTGCGACGGCGAGCAACACGCCCCTCAGCATTGGTGCGGTGCGGCGCGCCACGCCGATCTCTGTTGGTTATGGCCGGTACATGCTGGCTCAGGGGGATGTGAGCGACGATAATGCACTGCTTCGCGATGGCACGGGCAAGCCGTTCGTGCTCGACTTGCTCGCGCTGGAGAAGAAGCTCAAGGCGCGGCGGCCTGATCTTTATCGGGGTTATGAGGAACCTCTGCGGGCGGGCGGTGTGTTCGGGTTTGGCGGCTCCGAATTGCCGAGGTGAGGCGACGGGCGCCGCGGCCGGCAACATACGCCGCAGCGTGAGCCAGCGTTACGAGCGGAATACTGACCCAGAAATCTAGATGCCCGGCGTAATCAAGTTCTCCCCTTAGCGCCATGAGCAGCAAGCTTACGACGATCGAGAGCACGGTCCATTCAAGGATCGTGATGCGCTTCCACCCCGCGTAGCCAGCATAAGCGCATACTAGAATGCCAATCATCGCGGAGCCCCATGTTCTTTGAAGAGCCAGAGAAGTCCGTTCGCCCGGCGACTGTCAACCTCGTCCAGGAGCCGAGCACGTTCGTCGACCGAACCGTGGCGGCTTACGAGGCGGGGCTCGTGCGGGATCGCTCGATCTCGGACGATGCAAACCTCTATGACGCGTATGTCGCCCGGATAAAGGCGATCAAGGAGGCGACCGGCGAGACCTGGACGAATCCGATGGACGGCGGCTATGGCATGGGCCTCGCGGGCGCCCAGACCGCGCGCATGACGGCGCCGCAGCGCCACGCCGACTTCCACGAGCGCCTGAAGAAGCTTGCCGAGAAGCACCCGGATAAGGCGGAGGCGATTGGCGCAGACCGGCCGATCGCTCAGGACGTGCGCAAGACGTACCGCGAAACCGTTGACCGTTACGACCGCGCTGAAAAGTCCTACGGCGGCGCGACCGGCACCGGAGTGGTTGCGGATTTTGCCGGCGGGTTCGGGGCGTTCCTTCTAGACCCCGCACAAGTGGCAACGCTGCTCATTGGCCCGCCTGGACAAGCCCGCCAGGGCGCCCGCGCCATCACGCAGATGGCGGTCAAGCAGGGGCTTGCCAATGCCGGCACGCAAGCCGCTGTCGAACCTATCATCCAGCGCTATCGCAAGACCATGGGCGATGAGTACGGCTGGTCCGTCGCGGCTGCCAACGTGGCCATGGCCGGCGCATTTGGAGCCGTTGCGGATGGCGGTGTCAGAAGCCTTTATCGTGGCGGACAGCGCCTCGCCGGCCGTAAGGCGATCCTTGACAGCAACGGCGCTGTTGTCGGTTACGAAAGTGCCGCAGACGCCAAGCTCAGGGCCGACGCAACAGCCAAGGCGCAAGCAGAGCTTGAGGCTATCCGTGCGCAGCAAGCCGCAATCGATGCGATCCCCGAGGACGTGAAGGCCAAGGCCGAAGCTGGCGATCCCGATGCCATCGAGAAGGTGCTGACGGCGACCGGTGATCTGGAAGACCCATCCGTCCGTGGCGCGCTAAACCGGCTGCGCATGGCGGCAGACGACCGGATCGAAGTCGAGGGCATCGACAATGGCGCGTCCGACCGCATCATGGCGCAGATGTTGCGCGCCATGGACGATCCGTCAGAGCCTCCTATCGCCCGTGTCGAGGCTCCGGGACAATCGCGCGTGCCGGACCTCTCCGAGACCCCGAAGGGCATCGAAGGCAATCAGCACTATCGAGAGTTCGATTTTGGCGGCAAGCCGGTGGCGCTGCGGTCCCTGGACGCCAAGACCATCACGGCAGACCAGGCATCGTTCCAGTTCAAAGGCGGTCGCGATGCGTCCTCTGGCGCATCCGGCATGCTCGACAATGTCGAGTTCGATCCGGCGCTAGCTGATCGTGTCGTGGTTTATGAGCGAGCAGACGGCAAGCTCGTCATTGCGGACGGCCACGATCGGCTGAAGCTGGCGTCGAGGGCTAATGACCCGAAGATGGACGGTTTCGTTTTCCGCGAAAAGGACGGCTGGACCGTCGAAGAGGTTCGCGCTGTCGCCACCAAGAAGAACCTCATGGAAGGTAGCGGCGACCTGATGGATGCCGTTCGCGCGATCCGCCAACACCCTGAAATGATCGATATCGGCATGTCTGGTAGCTCGCCTTGGATGCGGGAAGCCATGGCGCTGTCCAAGCTGTCCGACGACGCGTTGCAGCGCGTGGCAGACGGCAGCATAGAGCCACGTCATGCGGCGCTCGTATCCGAACTGGTGGCCGAACCCGTTCGGCATCAGGCCGCGGTCGATGCCGTGATTGCATCAGGTGCAAAGACGGACGACGCCGCGCGCCGCGCGATCGGTGATGCCATCCAGACCACGGCAACCGCCGATGACCTGGCCCGCACCATGGGCGCAACGTTGGCGGAACCTCATGTGCTCGAAGCGCGCGAAGAGGTTCTGGCCAACGTGCTAACCACGCTTCGTGGTGGGCCTGGATTCATCGGAGACATTGAGACGGCGGCGGTCGCCTCTGTGGTCAAGCGTCTGGCGCAGAAGCCCGGCATGGTCAGCGACGTGCTCAACACGTCGGCGCGCGCCGTTGCCGAAGGCCAGCCGGTTGACCGTGTGGTCGATGCCACCTTGCGACGGTTCGAGCAGGCGATTGAGAAGGCTGGTGTGCGCGGGCTGACGGAACGGCGCGTCGTGATGTCGGCCAAGTCCGACCAGATGGCGGCGTTGAAACAAGCCCTCGGCATCAAGCGTGCACTCGACGACGCCATGCAGTTTGCAAGCCGCGTCCTTCCCGATAAGGCCAAGATCGAAGTCGTCCAGGGCGATTTAATCGACCCGAAGTCCGGCGCTCTGCTTGATGCATCCAGCGATATGACCACGGGTGAGATCAAGCTTGCAACCTATGCCATAAACCCGATGGCAAGGCTCGGCCACGAAGCCGTTCACACCCTCCGCACTATGGGCCTTCTGTCGCCCGAAGAGTTGAAGCTCCTGGCAGACCTCGCCAAAGACCGTGGGCTGTTCACGCGCGAGGCGGACTATCGTGCTGCCTATGCCGGTCGCGACGGTATCGACGATCTGATCATCGAGGAAGCCGCTGCGCATGCGGTCGAAGCTCGGATCAAGGGTGAGGACTTCGGAGCCGCAAACACCATCCTGGACCGCATCAAGCGCTTCTTCGACCGTCTCGGCAACTCTCTGCGTGGTCTTGGATTTCGCAATGCTGACGACGTGACCCGTGCGATTCTCTCTGGCGAGGTCGCGCGTCGCGACGCGAGAGCGGAATGGATGCGGAGTGCGCAGGCGGCAATGCGCTCCGAAGACCTAACAGCCGTTGCGGTCTCACCTGAAGGCAAGATGTTTGCCTTTGCTGGTGAGCGCGCAAAGACTGCTGATCTTGAAGTGTTGGCGAAGGCAAAGCAAGCCGAAGCGGATGGTGTGTCACGCGACCAGATTTGGAAGGATCACGGCTGGTTCAAGGGTGTGGATGGCAAGTGGCGGTTTGAGATCGATGATAGCGGGGCAAAACCAAGCGTCCCCGTTCCGCAATGGCTAGAGCGACGCAATGGCACGATGATGGCTCCGAGCTTGGGAGCCGCATACGCCAATGCGCTAGCTCCTAACGCATTAGGCCCGTTGAAACTGCGGTCACTGCTAAACCATGATGAGTTGGGCGCGGCATACCCTGACATCATGACGGAGCCAACATCGCTGTTGCGAGAAGGTTCGCCCTCACACGGCATGTATGGTCAGCGCAGGGTAAACGGTGAGATCAGGAACGAGTTTGGCTTTAACGAAGCTCTTAAACCGAACCAGTTTAAGAGCACCGCCCTCCATGAAATGCAACACGCCATTCAATCTCGCGAAGGGACGGCAGCCGGTGGAAATTACAACACGGCCAGAGAAACGCCAGAGTACGCAGACGCTCTCAAGTCAATTGAAAGTAACGACGGTGGCAACGGTTGGACATCAGTCAACCCGCACACGCCTGAAACAATAGCAGACGGGATCTATCGCCGCTTTGCTGGTGAAGCCGAGGCCCGCCTTGTGCAAAATCGTGCCGGTCTTACCGCCGACCAACGTCGCGCCCGCCCCCCCTGGCTCGACTACGACGTGCCAGAAGCACAGCAGATCGTCCGCATGGGCAACATCGACGGTGGCGCTTTAGTCCTTCAAAAGCAGGTCGTCGTCTTCGATCCCTTCAACATCCGCTCTGTAAACGCAGACTTTGACCCTGCTAAGTCTTCCTCACCTCTGCTCATGGCGGCGTTGTCTGATCGCGTATCAGGACAGTCTATCGCTGACTTCCGTTCGCGCGTGAACGCCGCGCTGGACCAGCCCATGCCCAAGTTGATCGAGTACGTTGATCAGCGCACCGGCAAGGACGGCATTGTGCACATGGAGCGTCTCCGCGAAATCCTGGCAGACGACCTCAAAGCCATCGCGGCCCCGGCCACTGCCAAGCCCGCAAGGCCGCCGGTCGATCCAGTCGCCATCTATCGCCGGTATCTCGACCAAGGCATGGAAGCAGCCGACGACGTCATGCCCGGCATCAGCCGAGCCATCGCCGCCGCACTTGATGTCGATCCAACCATTGCCGCCCGCATCTCAGAAGCGTTGAGTGGGCAAGGCAGACAAGCCGAAGCGGCATCCATGCTGGCCAAAGCCGTGCCGCAGTTCCAATCGCCACGCATTCTCGACGCGTCGAAGCCGGTCCTGCTCACGCCAGAAGCCAACGCACGCATGACCGAAATCCGTATGGAGATAGACCGATCGATTGCGATGTTGCCTCGTGACGTGCGCGTGCGCGTCGAAGACGCTTTAGTGTTTGATTTCGGCAACGGCGACCGTCGTCTTGACGGCCTCTATAGCGGCTATGACCGCATGATCTATCTGGCCATGGAGTCCGGCGATCCGGTGCGCGCCATGAGGCACGAAGTTGTGCATGCCCTGCGCCGATCCGGCCTGATGACGGATGACGAGTTTGCCACGATGTATCGCTTTGCTGAGCGCATGAAGCTGCGCCAAGCCTACGATATCGACAACCGCTATAGGGCGGAATACCAAACGGCTTACGGCGACCGCGGCAATGACTACGTCGAGCAGCTGCTTCGCGAAGAGACCATTGCGCATATGTTCGCTGACTACAGCCTCAACGGTCGCCGGTTCGGTGATGTTGCTGATGGCGGTGTGGTGGATCGCATGATCGATTCCATCGTGTCCTTCATGGCGACGCTTCGCGAGAAGCTCGGCGGAATGAACTTCCGCAACGTCTATGACGTGTTTGAGAGCATCGAGAGCGGGGCGATGGGCGCGCGATCGATAGACGACGTTCGGGTCATGATCCACGATGCGGCTAAGTCGCGCGTCATTCTGCCTGACGGGTCAGAGCTAAGCGGCGTTCATCTCTTCGCGATTCGCGCCTATCACGGCTCACCCCATGACTTCGATAGGTTCTCACTGGACAAGATCGGGACGGGAGAAGGTGCGCAGGCGTATGGGCATGGGTTGTACTTCGCCGAAAAAGAAGGGGTCGCGCGAAGCTATCGGGATAGCCTTGTTGGACCAAATTCACCTGATGTGCCGAAGCGATTGACAGAAGGCGATGTCAGCGGTTTCAACCCGCAATCTGCGCTTGAGCGCCGAGTGTTGTCCGATGTTAGAGACTTTTTACAGAACGACTCTGAATCTCTGGCTGGCATCGATATGCGGATCAGAGACCTGATGCAGGCTGGTGAACTTCCAGTTGCCGTGCAGGCGGCATGGAAATCAATGCTGGAGCGCCGCGGTTGGCAATCGCCCGGCCGCATGTACGAAGTCAACATCAAGGCAGACCCAAACGACTTCCTGGATTGGGACAAACCACTGAGCCAGCAGAGTGAGAAGGTGCGACAACAATTTATGAGTAGTTCCGCGTGGCCGGAACTACTTAAAAAACAGTCTGAACAAGTTGAACGGCTGAAATCTGGTGGAAGTATTTTCAGCCCAACGCCTGAGCGCATTGATGAATTTGGCGCTCCACTTGAAAACCGCCCGACAGCCGATCTGTTGCAGCAACTGCATCTCCAAAAGTCAAGGCAACAGCTTCTCGAAGCAGGCATCCCCGGCATCCGTTACCTAGACCAAGGCTCTCGCGCGACTGGTCAAGGCACTCATAACTACGTCGTGTTCGACGACAGACTGATTGAGATCGTAGCGAAGGACGGCAAGCCTGTTCGTGCAAACGACAGTGAAGCCCTGTTCGCCATTGCCGACCGTGACACAGGCCGTTCCATGCGTGCTGATCTTGACGCGCTTGGCTACTATTCCAAAGCACTAGAAGCAGCGAAAGGCTTGAAGCAAGCCAAGGGCACGCCGGAGCAGATGTTGGCGCAGTTGAAAGCGGCGGGCGTGAAGCAAGCCGAGATCGAGGCAACGGGGTTGCTCAGCTTCTTGGGGCTTGAGCGAGGAACTGACGGCGCTG